TATCAGCGCAATTAATCGTCAGCACGCCAGCGCCAGTCTGGTTCACGAACGTAATCGCGGTCCCGATCGGATACGCGACGTTGGCGTTGCTGTCGATGGTCCACGTACGCGCGGAAGTGTCCGCGCTGGGGTGAAAGATGTGGTGCTCAGCATCAGCCAATACCGTGGTATAGTTCGCGCTCTGCGAATTTTGTGGGATGGACGCGACACCGGTTGGGCCGGTTGCGCCGGTGGACGTCGCAAGACCCGGGATGCCAGTCGGGCCAGTCATACCAGTCGGGCCAGTCATACCAGTCGGGCCAGTCATACCAGTCGGCCCAGTGTTGCCAGTCGCGCCGGTATTAGTTGCGGCGCCAGCTGTTCCAGTCGGACCAGTAACCGTGCTTGCAGCACCGGCAAGACCGGTCGGGCCGGTGGCACCAGTGTTCGTGGCCGAGCCCGGGGCACCAGTGCTACCGGTTGGGCCGGTAAATCCCGTAGGACCCGTTGCACCAGTGCCGCTAGCCGTGCCTGGTATACCAGTTGGGCCGGTCATTCCGGTAGGGCCAGTAGTCACACTGGCGGCGCCTGTGCCCCCCTGGTTACCCGGAGGCCCCGTATAGCCGGTTGGACCGGTGACGCCCGTAGCCGCAGCGCCAGTAGCGCCAGTGTGGCCTGTTGGACCTGTTGGTGCAATACCAGTGGGCCCGGTCGGCCCGGTTCGTCCAGTTGCACCAGTTGGGCCACCCGAAGGACCTGTGGAACCTGTCGGCCCATTCACCACGACAACCGGCATAGCCGACACGGGTGAAGGCACGTTGTGTGTAACCACAGCAACAGGAATAACGCCCGTTGGGGCATTGATACCGATGCGAGTGACAGTCATGCCTTAGTCTCCCGTAATGCCTTGGGTAACCTTGAGTTTTCCACTCATTAGCTGCACGCGCACGGGAGGAGTGGAAAAGTCGTACATAACAAGATCATAGACATAATCCCCTGGCACGAGGGCTGCTCGTATGGCCGTATCTTGTACATTGAAATGGAGGATGCGCTGCGTAATATCATCAACCACAATCGTTGTAAGATCAGTCGATATCGTGAGGAGAGCCGAAGATTGATCTTTGTTGCCTTTTATGTCCAACCGAAAGTTTTGACCGGAAAAATTCCACGACGTGTCGCCCGCAACACCAAACTGGAACGCATCGTTCCACGTGGCGTTGTTGGAAATTTCCATGTCTACTCGTGCAGCAGTCTGCGCCATGACTAAACCCCGCCACCGTTACCTATGTTCATGAACCCGCGTTGGCTGCGCGTGCGAAACCCCTGTGGAAACGACCAGGCTTGGGCCCCGGCCGTGTTTGCCCGCATCGCCGCAACGCGTGCTCGCGCGATGCCTTCCTGAAACCGTTTCAAATTATACGTTCCCACCGTATCATTCGAATAGCTCTTTTGGGGTTGGTTCATCATGTTTCCCAAAACGCCGGCCAAAATATAGCGGCTGTAAATTGGCAGAACCCAGTCAGGAGCGAGCGGGACGCCGTCTCGCGCGGTCGGCAACGAAACATTCTTGACCACCGTAACTCGCAGCGCCTGGTTGCTACTTGGCGGGTTTTCCAAATGCAGTGTACTAAAGGTCGGCAGGAACGCGACCTGTGAGTGCAACCCCAACGACTGGCCATTGTTGACGGCTTCCGCAGCGGCCAGAGCGGCAGCGGTGGAATACAACGAACTAACCGCGGCGCCGCCGAGCCGGATGATGCGGCCCTCGCTTACGGTCAGATCATAATCTTTCTGATAGGCCATGCCGTCCAGATCAATTTGCTCTGTCCAGCACGAGGATATATCGAAGAATTCGGTGAACACTTCGAACAATTCATTCTTGATGCCTGCGTCTGATGCACCAATGAGCTTGATGCGGGCTTGGTTCATCAGTCGGGTCAGGTCTTCGTTATTAATGGCCATTATTGAGCCCTCTTAGCCGGAACACCGCCGCCAGGGGGGACGATCATGGATGAAGCCGCGGTGCCATTCAAAATTGAATTAAACGCCGCCAAGAACGAGGACGCACGGCTGTCCTCGATATCTTCTTGGTCGCGCTGGAGGGCATGGCCAACCATGCCATACAGGAACGCCAGCCGGAAAGCTGGTTCAATATCGACTTGGGTGTCGTCCACGGTAGCAAAATACGGAACTCTGGTCCCATGCTTGCCTATAAATAGATCGGCCCGGAGGCGCCGTGCTTCGAGCAGCATAAAGTTAAGAGCCGCCACCAACGACGTGTCCTCATACCGGTAGGGGCTGACGCTGTCTTGCAGGAGTACCCGGGCGTCCGTGACGTAATCTTGGATCGTATCGAGCGCCTGTGATTGATTTTCGTCTCTGGCCACGGAAAGCTCCCAAGGTTGCTCTCGCACCATACTGTGTTTGAGTTAACAGTTTAATAAGGAAAGGGCGGGGAATGACCCCCGCCCTTTCTAGGTTTCACTCACCCGGCGACTAGTTGCCCGGAGTGACTTGAGCCTGAACCAGCGCCTTGCCGTCCACGATCTGGTAACCGTAGACCTGCAAGCCGCGCAAGATTTGGCCAAAGGTCAGCTCGGACCGCAAGGTTTCCACCTTGCTGATCTGGCTGGCAAATGTCAGCCCGTGCGCGTGACCCGCGTAGATCGGCCATTCGCCCGAGTTGAAGTTCGCCGGCTGCGAACTGTTGTTCGGCAGCAAGTTGGAAATGTAGAGCGTGAACCGATCTACCATGCCCAACCGGCCATTGCGCAGCATCGAGACGCTGTCACCAGACAGATAAGCCTGGCGCAGTTCCGACTGCTTGACTTGGCGGCCGGCCCAAGCCGGCAACACGACCCAGCGGCCGACTTCCGGGATATTCTGCTCGTCCAGGACCTGGCCCATACGCATCAGAACGTCCAAGAGTTCAACCTGGCCACCCGTCGGGTTCTTGGAAACCACAGTCAACGGAGAGCCCTGGATACCCAAGTTCAGCGAGCCGGTGATAACACCGGCGGTTGCGCCTTGGTTGGCGGCAGCCATGCCACCGTAGATGCCACCGAGAACGTCCTGGTCCACGGTGATTTTCAGCTGCTGCGCCGCATCGTCCGACCACATGGACAGGACATTCAGATCGCTCTGAATTTCCATCACGTCGTCGAGGATCAGCGAGAAGTACTTGCCATTGCCGATGTACAGCTCGACAGTGCCAGCAGTCGGGCGATCGAGGCCCAGCAAGCCGTCAGCGTCGTAGTTGTGGATCGAAATGGTCGGCTTCGTGCGAATTTTGACACGATCGCCCTTGTTCTTAATCTCGCCCTCGTAATCGGTGTTCGAGATTGCGGCCAGCACGGTGCTGGCATAGAACTTTTCCACGAGCTTGCCCGACCAGATTTCCGGGATAAACCCGGTCGCCTGGAGGTTATTGCCCGAGGAACCTACCGGATACAAGGCAGGCGAAGAGCCTGACGTTGCGCCGGGGAAACCTGAACTCGGAATAGCCATTGTGGCCCCCTGTTGGTGGGGGCCAACACGCCTTTACGTGTCTACAGCCCCCGGATTAGCGGACGCGCCCTTCATTCTGTGCGGAGAAGATTTGCTTCTCCATCGCGTCCTTATCGGCGGAGCGTCCGGCGTAAACGCCTTTCCGCACATCCGAATAGAACTTAGAAATTTGGGTGCGAGTGAATGTTGGCTTGTCCGCGGGTCCTGGTGTGTCACCAGAGGCCGGCTTCGCCCTGCCAGGAGCTGCGAGTGACGTTAGGGTGACCGCTGCTTTTCTCTGAGGAGCGGCCGGTACATCCGACTGCTGCTCTTGCTGCGGGGCTAAGTCCTCATTGCCCGTGACTACTTCATCATTGATGAAGCCTTCGAAGAATGCTTTGACCTGGGGGCCGTTTGCCGCCTGGTACGCCGCGCTCAACATCTGCCTTCTAACCTGACCCGAGTAAACGTCCCGTAAACGGAGCCAAGATAAAAAGCGTGGGTCCTCATTTATTTCTCGCCAGTTGGGAACATCCCGGTCCAACAGCTGCCCAACCTGCATTTGGGCGTCCTGGCGGGCCTTCTGGGTGAGCTGGGCATTCTGACGCTTTAGGTTCTCCAGCTCGGGACCGACCGTATCCTGGGCGGCACGCCGGGCCAGATCAATCAGTTCAGACCCGAACGCGACCTCGTCCTCGGGCGTAATGTGCTTGGCAACCGGCGCTGGAGCCGGCGGCGCACCTTGCTGGCGCTGCTGCGGGCGCCCCTGCAATAGCGCCTGGGTGCGCATCAACTCGTCGCCCAACTGGGACATTTGCTCCTGCATGGAGCCGATCGTTTGCTGGCCGGCCTCCCAGCGCCCCTTCATCGACAGGTACCGGTGGTGCCAGCTTTCCTCGGAAATTTCCTGGCCGGCCGGCGGGGGCGTCTCCCCGGCTTTCGCCGGTTCCGCAGGCGCCGAAGCTGCTGATTTTGCAGCCTTTTTAGGCGGTTTGGGGGTAGTCTTTGCCGCTTCGGCTGCCGCTTCGGCTTCCGCGGCGCGTGCCGCTTCCGCTTCCGCAGCCGCTGCCTCCTCGGCCGTGGGCTCGGTCTTATAGTAGGCGTCCGCCTTGGCGGCGGCATCGCGGACTGATTTTGGAATTTGGACGCTGGTGTCTTCGGGGGCCAGCTGTGCGGGAGGGGCGTCGCGGACGACTTCGGTGGTAGCCATGTTACTCTCCTATGCGCGCACGGCTATTGCGGTGCGGGCTGTTTGGGCTTCTGCTTGTCACACTCTCGAAACACACGTAACAGGGCAAGACACTGTCGTGCTTGACCCTGCATAACCAGGACGGCGTCGGAGCCGGCCTCTGTCACCCGTAGGACTTCACTGTCCGTATAGGCCGCGAACGCGGCCACAAACTCGTCCCATCCTTGGGGATTGGAGTTTCGTAGCCGGAGCGCTGTTTCTGCTAAGCCCTTGGGGGATAAGGACATTTTTACATGCCGCTCCCGTAACTGCCGTCCTCAGGCGTCGGGGCGCCAATCGTCGGCGTCATCTTGGCGTAATTCTGCATGGTGCGGGCGCCGGGGTCCCCGGACGTCAGGGTCTGCATGGCGCTACGGGACGGCAGTTGCTGCTCGTTCGACCCCTTGCCAGCGTGTTTAACCAGTTGACCGCCTTTACCCAGCGGGGTCATGTGCTTCTTGAACATCTAGCTCTCTCCCGTGAGGCCCGTATTTCCGAAGCTTCCGCCCATCTTTAGCCCTTTGCCGTACTGGGTGGTGCTGCCTGGCTGCGGTTTGATTGTCAGCGAGCCGGGGCGTTGGGCATTCAAGCTTGTCGGGCGCGAGCCCAATACAAAAGAAGGCCGAACTGTGGCCGAGACGGCGCCGCCTTTGGCCTTACCCGTGCGAATAGACGGCACTAGCGGGCGCTCGTGATGCCTGCCTGGGCCGGCTGCGAGCCGGAAAAGCCGAACATCTTGCCCTTGCCGCCGCTGGCGAACTTGTCGCCGCTGCCGCTGCCACTGTCGGTTTCGGTAACGCCCGGCTTCTGCTCGCCGGTCTTCTGCGGGCCGAACATGTGGGTGTTGCCGCCCTTGGCGAACTCGACGTTGTGGGCTTTTTCCTTGCGACCAGTATTCAAATCGGCCATAGCCGTTCTCCCGGTAAAGATGAATTCATCCCGGGAAACGTAGGCTATCAGGTCCTAATAACTGGTAAACATACTGGCGCCCCACCATGCGGGATACCAGCGGAATAAAGATGGGTGCGCCAACTCTACGTGGGCGAGAGTATTGCTCTCGATCGTAATGACGCCGGTTTCCCGAATGCGGTTCATGGCGACGAGCTTCATTTCCTGACACAGTGGAAACAGGTGCCCACGCGGAACAATGACCACCGACCCGCAGAACCGATCCCACGAAACGCTGTCGTCCACGGGCTCCATCTGCCGAATGCCAGGCGCCTCGATCTTGGAAATTCGATCCTTCGCCGCCACCTTGCGGAGAAAATCCGTAACCACCTGCGGGGTCATATCCTGTTGTTTTAACACACCAAAATCAATCCATATGAACACGTCTGGCAGCGGGTCCTCAATGGCGGCCAGAGCCAGCCATTCGTACTTTTGGTGCATCACAATGTTAGAACACACGGCGTCATATGGCTTAGCGAAGCGATCGGTTGGCAGCTCAGGCCACTGTGGGCGAACCGGGCAGCCCGACGACCGCAGCCACTTGAACATCCAGCACTCGTCCAGATAGTTATAGAACACCCGCGTCGGCGCTACGTCCTCGGCCACGGCCACCAGTTTATGCCCCAATTCACGAAACCGTGATGGAGAACAGTTTAGGACCGGCAGCTCGACGTATCCGGTGACTACCTTGACTTTCATCCGTGCGGCTCCAGCCATTCGGGGTGGGCTTGGGTCCACCGCACCGTCTCAGCCATCGACTGCTCGAACGACACCGGCGACTTCCACCCCAGGGTGGCCATCTTGGCGCCGTCGAGCCCGTAGTGGCTGTCGTGGCCCGGCCGTGTCACCTTGAAGTCTTCCAAAATGTATGTGGCCTTCTTGTTCATACAAGCGCCGATAAACATGACCAGGTCTATGTTGCTCACCTGCTTGTCGCCTACGATGTTGTACCGGTCCGGCTTGTCCACCGACCCGTCTTGGTGCTTGTGCGGTGCCGTCTTCTGCAACAAGAACAAGAACGCATCTGCGGAATTGCGGGAGTGGATGTAGTGGCGCGACCCCACCGACTGTGCGTTGCCGTGGATCGTGACACGCTCGCCGGCTGCCACCTTGCGCTGGATGATCGCGGGAAACTTGGCCGCGGACTGCATTTCCCCGAAATTATTCATCAAATTTACAATAATTAGGGGGAGCCCGTACGTACGCCAATACGAGATAGCGATGGCTTCCTGCGCGACCTTGGACGCCGAATAGGGATTAGACGGCACAATCGGGTCCCACTCCGCGTGGGCGTGCACGCCATCCGTGGGCCCATAGACCTCGTCTGTTGAAATTTGCAGGAATGCCTTGGGCGGGTTCGCGCGGGCGTACTCCACCATGGTGAGCATCAGCTGGACGTTGCTCAGCACGAACGGCGCCGGGTCCTTGATTGACCCGAACACGTCGGACAACGACGCCATGTTGATGATGTAGTCGATCTTGCCGATCTTCTTGGCCAACAAATCTGAAATAGGGGCGGTCAGGTCGTGCGTGTAAATCTTGATGCGCGGGCGCCAGTCCGGGTGGTCCGCCAGCATTTCCTCGACGCGGTCGGTCATACCCTTATGGCGGAAACTGTCAATACCGATCAGCTCCCAATCTGTGCCGTGCATGATGTGGCACATACAATGGCACCCAATAGAGCCGCCGATACCGGTCAACAAACAGCGCGTCATGGCACTCTCCGAATAACAACGACTTCTTCCAGCCCCAGCTTGGGCGCCGGGCACGGCAACACCTCGATCTTATATGGACCAGGTTTAATCCCTGCGGCCACCTCGGCTGCGTTAGGACCCACGTCTTCGATTATGTAAATTCCCTCCGCAGATAGAAACGGCAGGAGAACGTTTGCCGAAGAAATCTGGTGCTCCGTCACATGAGAACCGTCGTCCACGATCAGGTCGAACTTCCCGCCGGCCAGCACCGCGGCCTCGT